GAGTTCGCAAGTCTCATAGGGCTGAAGGGGTGGCTCGAGGGCAAGAAGGTGGTCACCTTGAATCGGCGGGAGATAGCCTTGACAAGCTCGGGGTCGGACCCAAACAACTCCGGTATGGTATAGTTGGAAGTCACCACCACCCTTTCCGGTCGGACCTGGATTGTGGATCCCTTCTTCTCGGCGGCGAAGGACCACTTGTCCCCCCAAATCTTGAGAAAATAGCCCATATAGGAAGCGTGAGTAGTGTCAAGATCTTCGAGAATAATAGTCTTGTGCTTGAGCGGATTGAATCCGTCAAACCACTTGTTGATGGGCTTAATGTAGTAGTCACTATCAAGAGCGCGAGCAGCATGGGACTTACCGGATCCAGGAGGGCCCACATACCATAGCCCGCATACATCGGGGAGGTCAACAGCACGAGGAGCATTGTCACTAGCAATCGCCTGAAGAGCCCGGTAGTTGCTGACGTAGTGAGCTGGATCGATCGACTCGAAGTCTCCGAGCTTTGCGAGCTGCTTGGTTCGTTCCCACTTGGCAAGGGAAGCGATGGATCCTGCGGCGCCCTTGCCGAGAACGGGGAGCTCGCCTTCTTCCACAACCACCGCATTGAGTCCAAAGTTAGGGCCGGCAACGCCAAGAGATTTCCATTCATCATGCGACTGGTCGCCCTTCTTGCAGTAGTCACTGGCTTGCTTCGCAGTACCACGGAGAGCCTCGACGTGAGCACGTTGAGAAATCAAAGCCTTGGCCTGAGTCAGACGCTTTCTGTCCTTGAAGACCACGAACCCTTGCAGATGTTCGGTGCCGGTGCCCGGGGCTGTCTCTCGTCCGTAAACTAGGTACTCGAGGTCGTCTGGATTCAAGTCCTTCAAGTCTGACGCCTTCGGATTATTGAGCGTGAAGCACCACCCTTTGCAGCGCTCCAGAGCCTTAGAAGCGTTAGAAGTACTAGCCATTCTGCACAGAAAAGAGAGGGTTTATATAGTATTTAGAAAGGGACTGCATATATATGGACATAGGGACGGACGGACATTGGGCACTAGGTAATACTAGGGGAACCAAAGTCCCCCTTACTAGTGCCTATTCTGCACAGAGTTATGTGCAGATTCTTGCAGACTTTTTAAAATCCGAACTAACGAGTATATGCAACCATACCGTGATCTGAAGATACTACTGGTTGAAAAGTCTGGCCACCTTAGACAAAGTCCCGTCCTTATATAGTAAAAGGTTTGATGACCATGTACGTTATGTAAAATAAGCAGTATGGATCGGATGCAGAAGTTTACAATACGAGTTTAAAACTCTGTGCAGATATTTATATTGCTGTTTACTGTATCATGTGACTCTTTTCATGCCCGGCACTGCGTACCTTGCACGGCCTAAGCGGCCTATAGGATATGGTGCTCGGGGTTGAGGCCCTCGTCCCATCAGAAATACTTTTAAGTAGGTGTAATTAAGTATATACTTAGTATGTTTGCTACTTAGTGGTAGACAGAGGTTGTTCCTACTTATGCTTAAGTCCATCGTTGATGGCTGGGGTGAAGATTCTTAAGAGAATCGCCAATATTCTATATTCACCACCCCGGTGTCAAATATAGGCCCCATTTATTGGTCACCTTGTCCTTTTTGGACCTAACTTTTTTGTTTAGATACTTAGTATATGGTTCAGAGTTCGAATCTGAAAATTCGATAGCTACTTAGTATGTACTTAGTAGCTACTTAGTATGCTTAGTATGTACTTAGTATGTCATGTGTATACTCATTTGAAAGGATTTTTTTTGCTTGTTAACACTCGCTATTTATTAAATGTTTTATTAACATAAGTTAGAATGCAGACAGAAAAACACACAGATGGACAAAAAACGCGGGATCAGTTGTCGTCGTATCGGATGCGAACGTCAAGACGACCGACAGTTGTGCCAGTACCAAGATTACGGACGACCAAGTACAAAGCATTGGTCTGAATATCCGCAACGGTTCCAGCAACACCAGCGTTGTACTGGACACCAACGTTGACGCGCTTGTACGCATCAAATGTGACCAACTCGCTATCGGATGTAACGACCTGACTAATGGGACCACTGTCCCACAGTACCTTGAAACGTGGCATGTTGTTGATCTCGCGAAGAGCAGCCGGATTGGAGGCGGTATAGATATCAGTAAAGTTGGGGGCCGTAGCGTTGGCTTGAGTGTCAACGACAAGGGAAAGACGACTGACGTCGTCATTGACACCAGTACCAATGTAACCCTGTACTTGAATACTCTTGATGGTAATCTTGCGTCCAACACGCTCGTTTGCACCAGAACCCGGTACCAACCCATTGAGAAGCGTGATAGACGGATTGGCAAAACTGGTGATACTCTCGTCGTTGAAATTCAACTCACGGCCTCCAACAGAACGAAGAGAAAGTCCACCTGTGCGATAGGTAGAAGGAGCATCCCCCACAGTAGCCAGAGCAGCCAAAGCCAGAGCGTCCTTCCGAAGTTCACTACGAGCCCTCTTGGCTGCCTTGCCTGCCTTCATCTTCCCAGAGGAACGAGCACGAACACCACCAGGACCACTAGAAGACCAATTGCTGTAACGAGCCATGTATGGAGATTGTTGAACTGAAGACTCGGGATCGAAAATGCGCGTAAGATCCATTTAACCCGGAACGGGTGTATGTACGGTTTATTATATAGTAATTTTATTGGACTATGGACTTTATTGAATGTCTATTAACAACTGTATACAACTTTACTCATCTGCAAAACGAATGCGAATCTTGGATGTGAAATCCACACCTCCGGTACTTGTCTGTGTTCCCCATGTAACGAGGTAAATGGCGTTGGTTTGAATGTCGGCAATCGTACCCGCCGTACCTGAGTTGAACTGAACGGGTATGTTGAGTTTCTTGTACAAATGGAAAGGATGACAAGCAAAGTTAGTAGGAGCGCAAGTGGCAATAGTTGTGCACCCAACATGAGGGATAACGCCAGAATCATGAATAATCTGAAATCGCTGTAGGTTGTTGGGGTTTCTCAGCGTATCAGCAACGGCACTATCCCAGCAATCAGTGAATGTGAAAGCAGCTCCATTGGGTTGTCGATCCACAACAATGGCCCAGCGGGCCTGTGCGATGACAGTTGAACTAGATGAATGAGAGTAGCCGCTCAATTGCACTGACTTGACTAGAATGCGACGCCCAATACGATTGGTGGCGTCACTACCGGGGGCACATCCATTGAGAAGTGTCAACACAGGAGTGCTTGTCATGTCTGCGGCACTTGTAGTTGCGTTGATATATTTGAGTTCTGGAGAAAATGACTTGGTGGAGAGAAGGGAAGGAACAGAGGAAGATGCTCTACCGACACGGCGCTGTTTGCTAGATCGCCTACGGCGATATGTTGCAAGATTGTCTGCCATGTTGGCTGAAATAAATAATTTCAGCAGATGTACATGTTTATTTATAGTAATTTTTATTGGACTCTGGACAATTACACACTTTTACTCACTGGTCATTTACACCTTACACTGTATCAAGACTCATAGGTTCATGAACCTCTACCGGTTCTCCTTCGTTGTCACTGGCGTTCCACGGAAAACTATCATGAGTAAGGATGACTGCGTTCTGCCTAGTAAGCGGAGGAGGGACGAAAGGCTGAGCAGAATCGTTGGTAGTAGGAGAGTTCGCAAGTCTCATAGGGCTGAAGGGGTGGCTCGAGGGCAAGAAGGTGGTCACCTTGAATCGGCGGGAGATAGCCTTGACAAGCTCGGGGTCGGACCCAAACAACTCCGGTATGGTAT